ATAAAGCGATAGAACGTGGAGAGGATAAACCGGTAAAACAGCACGATCATTGTATGGATGCAGTGAGATATTTTGCTTACACGATCGTAAGACGTGAACGAAAATGGAGTTGATTAAATGATAAAAGAAATTATTGAGCGAATAAGGCAGGTGATAAGAAAAATGCTTGGAAAAGAAAATATCAGGGATGCGATCGGAGTTGATGTTGCCGTATCAGACAAGATGGCAAGAGAAATTGATCTCTGGTCGAAGATGTATAAAAATCAACCGCCGTGGAAAAGAAAAGAACTAAAACTTTGCGGATTACCTGCAGCT